GTGAGATTCGCCCATACGGTGCACCTATTGCCACCTTTGGTGGTACCGCTTCTGGTCCGGATCCATTGATTCTTCTTCACGACAAGATCCGTGAAATGTTTGATGGTCGTGCTGGGCAGCTGCTGACAACCGTTGATATCGCAGACATTGGAAACCTAATTGGTCGCTGTGTTGTATCTGGAAACGTTCGTCGCTCGGCTGAGCTTTTGATTGGTCGCATTGATGATGACAACTTCTTGAACCTTAAGAACTCTGAGGCTTTTCCTGCTCGTAACTCCTATGACCCAGAAAATCCGGGTTGGGGTTGGATGTCAAACAACTCAGTTATGGTGAACGTCGGTACTGATTTCTCAAGAATTGTAGATGGCATTGTTCGTAATGGTGAGCCTGGAGTTATCTGGGAAGACATCTCTAAGCAGTATGGCCGTTTGATTGACCCAATCAACAACAAGGACCACCGCATTATGGGCTATAACCCTTGTGCAGAGCAGTCGCTTGAGAGTTACGAAATGTGTACTCTCGTTGAGACTTACCTCAATCGTCACGAAAGCAAGGAAGACTACCTTCGCACTTTGAAGTTTGCTTATCTTTACGCTAAGACTGTAACCCTACTGCCAACCCACTGGGAAGAGACCAACGCAATCATGCAGAGAAACCGTCGTATTGGAACTTCAATGTCTGGTATTGCTAACTTTGCTGACCGCAAGGGTCTTCCAGAGCTTCGTACTTGGATGAACGAAGGCTATGCCGTAGTTAAGAAGTATGACACTACATATTCAGAATGGTTAGGTATTCGTGAGTCAATCAAGACCACAACGGTTAAGCCTTCGGGCACCGTATCAATTCTTGCTGGAGAATCCCCGGGCGTCCACTGGACTCCAGGCGGTGAATACTTTATGCGGGCAATTCGCTTCGGAAATAACGATCCTATGTTGCCTCTGTTTAAGATGGCTAACTATCGTGTAGAACCAGCTTCTGAAAGCCCCGATACTACCTCGGTTGTATTCTTCCCGATCAAGTCTGATGCTATGCGAGCAGAACGCGATGTCTCTATCTTTGAGAAGATGAACCTTGCTGTAATTGCTCAGCGTTACTGGTCGGATAACTCTGTATCTGTAACTGTAACTTTTGACCCTGAAACAGAATCAGACAAGATCGGAACTGTACTTCACATGCACGATGGTCAGTTGAAAACTGTATCGTTCTTGCCTAGTGGAAATCACGTCTATCCTCAAATGCCTTACACTCGTATTACTGAGGAGGAATATGAAGAAGCAAAAAACAAGCTCTTCCCGATTGACTTTGCTGGAGTCTATGCAGGTATGGCTGCTGATGCAATTGGCGAAAATTACTGTACCACAGACGCCTGTGAAATCAAGCTCATCCAAGAAAATCAGAAGTAGTAAATAAATGAGAGCCCCTCCAATAGGAGGGGTTTTCTTTTACTGTAGAATATTCACATGTCTAGATTTAAAGATTTTGATGAAACTAAGCCGGTAGCTTACTCCAATACAAATGGAGAACTCCAGGTTAGAAGTATGTCTTGGTATGACATCAACACTTTTGCTGATCTTCAATTAAGAAATAAAGAGCATCTATTTCCCTGGGAAATTGCTTACAGATCTAAATCCGGAACTTCTGTATCTGAATACGGTATATGGTTGGGCGATGTTCCTATTGGAAAAATTACGTTGTGGAACATTGATAAACTTGAAAATAGTTGCAAACTAAGTTATTGGGTTGATCAAGATTATTGCAACAAAGGTTACATGACTAAAGCTCTTGACTACGTAATTAGCTATGCTTCATCTAATTTAGGAATAAAGAGCTACTTAGCTCCAGTACAAGACTCTAATAATTCAAGTATTAGAGTTTTAGAAAAACTACAATTTAATAGATTAGGACCAGCTGTGTATGAAACACTAGATGGAACTTTGATAAATCACTACATATACTCAAGGAATACTGATGCCAACTTATAAATACAACTGTGAAAACAATCCGGAACATACTTGTGAAGATGTCCGTAGTATAACCAGTGAAGAGCCAGATCTGATTTGCACTGTTGACGGTTGCGAAGGTAAGATGATTCGTATATTCCTTGCTCCACCTATTAATTTCAAAGGTGGAGGTTGGAGTACCAAAGACAACTGGAGATAATAGAAAGAACTAAATATGGACATCGATAAGGAACTGATTGACCCGATTAATTACATTGAGCACGGAACTCCCCCTTGTGCAGAATCAGATCCGGAAGCATTCTTTCCCCAGGAAGTAGAAGGCAATAAGAGTGCTTCTTATTACAACGAGCATGGAGCCAAACTAGTTTGCAAAGAATGCCCGTATGTTACTAGATGTCTTACTTATGCTTTACTTAATAACGAGCAGGGGATTTGGGGCGGAACTACTGAGGGTGAGCGCAGGCAAATTAAGCGTGCTATGACAGTAAACGGTCACAAAATTAGCCAAATCAACTTATACATTAAGCGGTAAACTGGTATTAGCCCTTGGGAGAGAGGCAATTTAGTCCTACTAGTCCCCAGGGAGATCTTATGAAACTCGTTGTAACGATCCTAAAGAGAACTATCGCTCTTGTGATCTTGAAAGTAAGTGCCGTTTTAGCCGCTGGTTCGGTGTTCGGTGCTCAGCTATGGCAGTCTGCCGCTATTGCAGCTTTTGTTGGAATTATGGAAGTTGCTGAAAGTCTAAGTCGTGCATATGTTATCGATGGAAAACTTGACAAAGATGAAATTGATATAGCATTTGCTAGTTCTGCTGAAGCTGCACTTGCTGAAACTAAAAAGAAAAACACTGCCGAGTAACTTACTGGCGTGTTGAAAATGTACAAACTCTAAAAGTTGCTAGTATTAAATTACTTAGTTGCTGATAGTGGTTAAGTGTTGTTTCCTTTCTATGTCGGAGAAAACCCCCTGGTGTTAATCAGGGGGTTTTCTTTTTTGACTAGAAGGATCTTAGTTTTGCTCTAGATACTGCATAGTAAAGTGGGTTAGCTGAGCTAAGTCCCATAACTTTAGCAATTTTTGTAAGAGAGATCTTGTTGTCTTCAAACTCTTTTCTTAGAGCCTCGTGATACCCAGCTGTGCCTTCAGATGCTTTTGCGGCTTTGATCCTGTTGACTGCATCGATGATGTCTTGCTCTGTGGCTTTACTGTGAGCTTTTGAATGCGGTGTAATCTGGTCCGTCATAATACGACGACGTAGACCTGCATAGGTAACTCCAAGTAGTTTGGCCATAGTCAGTAGACTTCCACCTTTTGAGTAGAACTCAATTAGCAGTCTGGTGTACTCTCTAGACGCGTCGTGCTGAGGGGACTTTGTAGTTCTAGATCCATATGCGGTTCTAGCTAGTGGTAGTAATGCAGCTAACTTGTCTGCATATTCTTTTGTCTGTTCTTCGTTCATCATTTATTCCTTATCTATTAGATCGATGATATGCCATTATAAACATACTTTTTGAGATAGCGCAAGTTGAAATTTGTGTGTTAGTATTTTGTTATAAATAAGGAGAAATCATGGCAAAAGGTTCTAGTGGTGGCGGAAAGCCGCCGGCAAAAGGTTCGAACGCAGATCGTAACAATGGAAAAGCTTTTAAGAAGCGTCCAAAGATTTTTGACCCAGTCAAGCGTAAGCTTGTAAATAAGCAGTAGTATGACTACTTTAGGCGGAGAGGCCCAGGTTGGTGCTACTGACGTGTGGCTTACCCCTCCTTGGATTCTTGAGACTTTAGGTGAGTTTGATTTAGACCCGTGTGCGTCTATTGATCGGCCTTGGGATACGGCAAAAAAGCACTATACAAAAGAAGATAACGGACTAATTCAGCCGTGGGTTGGACGTATTTGGTGCAATCCTCCATACGGAAGAGCTATGTATCCATTCTTAGAAAAAATGGTGGCTCATGGCAATGGTATTGTTCTAATCTTTGCTCGTACTGAAACTAAAGCCTTTTTTGAATATGTTTGGGATCAAGCGGATGCTATTTTCTTTTTTAAAGGTAGGCTGAGATTTTATACTCCAGACGGTGTAGAAGCTGACACATCTGGTGCTCCTAGTGTTTTAGTTGCCTACGGATCCAATAATGTTAAAGCTTTAGAGGATTCAGGTCTTCCGGGTAAACTAATTTACCTAAAATGATGTACCATAGATAATACAAAACTCAATAGTGTAAGGGGATGATCGGATTCGACGGTCATTCTGAAGTTGGTGAAGCAAGCCGAGATGACGGAGTCTCGTAAAACCGTCAAACAAAATAAATGCTGAATCACGTTCTGCATTCGCTCTAGCTGCTTAACAGTAGTTAGTTGCCCCTGACAAAGCAGTAGTTCTAGCTGGGCAGTCAGGTTTTAAATAAATAGAACAACCAAAGTCTCTCCCACAAGACTTTAAAGAGTGGTAACGTTGACCAAAGCCTGGCAATTGGCATTGAACGACGTACTAAGAATTGCCTAAGCTTGTAGAAGAACAATCGATCGATGATCGGACCGGGGTTCAATTCCCCGCATCTCCACGCTTGCAGACAAAGGAGCGTAAAGCGGTCTGCCCGTTTTAAGTAACGGAATCTTCAGGGACTGGCGTAGCCAAGGGCTACAAGTCGACGAAAAAGTAGTAGTCGGTAGTGCAAATCTACACAGTCCACTTAATTGTGTATACTTTAAATATGCCAGAATTAAATGCAAACATTCCTCCAATTCAAGCCTATGTAAGAGGTCACTATCTTCGTGACCAAGAAGATTCCCATGACAAGTACTTCCCTGTAACCATCTTTGGGGTTGCCAGTATCCAAGGTCGCTCTCCTCTGTTCCACTTCCTTATGGAAGATGGTGGGTTGTGGTGGCGTATGCCAATATCTGCGTTCTGTATAGAGCCAGGTGTTCCTGAAGTTGACCTACATAATCTAGTTCTTTGGAACTCTTTTAGTCCCTACATTGCAGTGACTCAGTTCCACAATATGATTAATATGAAGATGCAGTACATAGATAGAGATAAGAAAAAAATTGAAGGTAAGTATTTGTTTACCTTGGACTGGCATGCCCCTGAGAGAAACATTCTAGATACTGCATACTCAGAGACCCCATCAGAACATAAGTGTGGACATGTCATTCTTAGAGATGATGGTAACTTTGCTATCCAACCAAACAATCGTTCTTTGCTTTTTGAACCATCTATGGTTACTAAAGCAGATGAAGGACTTCTAATCCATCGCCTAGTCAATACTCGCAAGTGGGATGTTGAAGATGCTTCCAAGTGGGTATCTGAAGATTCTAATAGTTACAACTATGACATTGTGGATAGAAAAAAAGATAAGAAGTCTTAACCCCTTCTAAAAGGCTCTTTACTGCTGAGTCCACAAGACCAACCAGCAGAGCAGAAATGCTTGAGACGACTCGAAAGAGTGGGAACCTCCGGAACCAAGGTCCAAACTTGGGAAAGGTCAGTACTAGGTCTTCCAATTAAACTAAATGAAAGAAGACGAATGAGTGAATTAAAACACCGTGTATGGGAAATTGTGTCTAAAGATGGGGATCTTGAGGCCGAGTTTAGCAAAGAATCTGTTGATGCTCAGAGGGAAGCTTTGAAATATTCCTTCATGCTTTGGATGAATTTTAATGATTTAAAGATGAACTTGCATAACAATTACCACGCAATTCTTGGAGCTGTTCAGGGATCCGAATACCCAGACCGTGAGATGGAGCTTTTAATTGGTGTCCATCCGGATAAAGAAGCTCTAACCGCATTTAGCAAAGGTGAAGACTACGAGCCATTTTTATGGAAGAAACTAGAACCCAAGATTAATGTGTAGGATATTTCGTATGACAAATGACAAAGACAAAGACAAAGAGTACGAAGCAATGCTTAGAACAATTAGATACAACAGACAAATGCAAAAGAAGCGTTTGTATGAACAAGCTAAGCGAGCTAGAAAAAATCAATCTGAAGAGAAATAAGGATCTTATGAAAAAATTAATTGCAATTGCAGGTGTGTCCCTGCTCATGGTTGGACTTACTGGATGTGCGGGTAAATTTGACACGTTTCAAAAAGCCTACGAAACATGTGGTTCCCCCGCTGGAATTAGAGTATCCGATGAAGGAAAATCCATCACCATTGATGGCTATGGAGAAGATGACTACTCTGGAGCAGACCTCTACGACACCGTTTGTGTCCTAGACGCAATCAAGACTCCTGAGTACGTGATCTCAAACATGGAAACTACAAACTCGTTGATGGGTCGCCAGAGTGCAACTTTTGACGGAATTGACATTTCATGGTCATACCACCCAGACAACGGCTTAGACATTGTCGTACATAAGAGTGACAACTAATAACTTAATCGGTCTAGCTGGATGGGCAAAGTCTGGCAAAGACACTATTGCTGATTATTTAGTTAGAGAGCATGGCTATAGAAGGGTCTCATTTGCTGATCCAATGAGGGAGGCTCTTCTTAGACTTGACCCACTTATCCCAATGATGACCGGTCACATGAGGCTATCTAGTGCTGTCAGACTTATGGGCTGGGAAGATCTTAAACGGGAGAGTCCTGAAGTACGGGAGCTTCTGCAGAGATTTGGAACAGAAGTTGGTCGTCAGATGTTTGATCAAGACTTCTGGGTAAAACTAGCCCTGTCTTCAATTCTTCCTGGAGAGAAGATTGTATTCTCCGATGTCAGGTACAAGAATGAAGCTGAGTCGATTAGAAAGCTTGGTGGAGTCATCTTTAAGGTTGTACGAGATGGAGTAGCTCCAGCTAATAACCATTCTTCTGAGCATGACCTGGCTGATTACGAGTTTGATGCTGTAGTGCACAATAACGGAACTATTGAAGATCTGTGGGGAGCCTTTAGGTCCCTAAGCAATTCCTGAAGTTTTTGCGTATAAACTTAGGATTAAGTTTATACAGGGCTAAAAAATAGGTCTGTACAAAAGTGATACATTATTATATAACTGGCTATTTGATGGGTTATAGTTGATATATGAACGTTGGATTAGTAATCCCTTGGAGACCCCAGCCTAGTCGCTTATACGCCTGTGAAGCGACGTTAGCCAAATACTCTGAGCTGCTGCCTGGAGTCCCTGTCTACTTTGGAGACACAGAAGATGAGATCTTTAATGTCTCGGGTGCTAGGAACAAAGGATGCCTAGACGCCATAGCTGATGGCTGCGACGTCCTTGTTATTTCTGATGCTGATATCTTTCTTGAGCGATATCCTTTGAATAAGTCAATTGAGAAGGCTGCCTCTACCCAGGTTGTAAGTATTCCCTACACGGATATTATGTTTCTAAGCCAGATTAATTCTGATGAACTTATAGCTGGTAGGGAGACAATTCACTCAATTAGGCAAAAAGCTAGGGTTATGCCTAACCAAGTTGGCGGAATCTTTATTATGAGCTCGTCGACGTTCGGGATCCTAAACGGGTGGGACGAACGATTTGTAGGATGGGGGTTTGAGGACATGGCTTTGCAGGAGGCTCACAAAGCTATTTTTGGGGTTGACTTCCACAGATCTTATGGAGTGGCTGCTTCTCTATTCCACGAGGATCGGGATAAGACTAACCTAGATGACAACGCTGATAGGTTTAAGGGCTATAAAGAGCTGAACTTATCTAAAGAGCAGATGATTGAGCATGTAAAGGAAAACCGCAGATAATGGAAAATGTATGGCTTCAGCCGGTAGTTGATAACTATAGAAAGTTCTTTGGAGATAAAGACGCCAAAGTTGTTATTGACATTGGAACCAGGGATGGCGATGACGCTGAGTTTCTCCGTGAAAAGTTGTCCGCGGAGAAGGTTCTAGCTATAGACGCTAATCCCATAGCAGTTGAGAAGACTGCTGAGAAGTATCCCTCTTTTAGAGTTCTTCATTCTGCCATTTCAGATACGTCTGGAAAGCTAGTTAGGTTCTACCAAGTAAATAGTGGAGATAAAAACCTTGACGGCTGCTCTTCGATCTTTGCTGACAAGATTATACGAGAGCAGATCTTTGAGGACAAATACACTATCATCGACGTCCCTATTGAGAGAATGGACGCTGTGTTAGAGAACTTCAATCTATTGGACAAGTTGATCGACGTCGTTAAGGTGGATATTGAAGGGTTTACGTACCAGTGTGTTATTGGGTTTGGGCTGCAGGTCAAAAACGTAAAGATATTTCATTTAGAGACTGAAAAAGCTGCTACGCATACTGAACATAAAGGTAATGTCGAAGTTGCTAAACTTATGCGTAAATTGGGCTTTGTCCTAGTAGACTTGTCTTACGAGTGGGGCCCTGGAATCCAAGACCAGGTTTGGATCAATAGGGCACTGGCTGACGCCGACGTCCTTAAGGATTTTTCAGAACTTCGAGAGAAATAAATTGACAAAAAGATTGCAAGTCAATAGACTTTATAGACGGAGACGATAACCTATATATTTATGAGGAGAAAGACGATGACTGACAAGATAATACACATTAAAAGATCTCACGTAGTTGGAATTGTAATTGCAGCAGTTGTATTTATGATCACCTGCTTCTATGGATTTCTGATGCTAAAAGAAGATCAGAAAAAAGATAACTGTTGGGACAACTACACAACCGAACAAGAAGCTATTTTAAATTGTGAGGGCGTAAATGAATAAAGATCTAAAGCTTCTACTTATATCTTTAGGACTATTGACTGGTTTAATTGTCTACATCTATGTCTCTGGTCACTACAAGTGCGAAACTATCAAATATCAAAATATGAGTGGGACCCACTCGGAAAGTGTATGTAAATGGCTAAAGTAAATAGAAACGCTTTTGTTTCTCTAACGTTCTGGTTTGTGTATCACCAGATCATTGCAACAATTATTTCTTTTGGAACTGGGGTTAACTGGTGGATTTTACAACCGTTTGTTGTTGTACTATCTTTGCTTATGATGAGCTTGACTGCTGGTAGTCAAACTAAGGATCGATAATGGCTTTGAGAGAATTAACCGTTGAAGACTACGACTCAGTCGTAGGCAGTGCTGGCATTGTTCTTGTGGATTTCTGGGCAGCTTGGTGTGGCCCATGCAAGATGATGCTTCCCGTTTTAGAAAAGTTAGCAGAAGAGAACGTAGACGTTCTTAGTGTTGTAAAGGTGAATGCAGATGATCAACCCAATTTGGTTAGCCGTTTTAATGTTTTTTCTATCCCTACTATATTGGTATACGTCAATGGTGAAGTGGTAAAGACTATTGTAGGAGCTAAACCCCTTCCAGGTCTTTTACAAGACATCGATCCTTTTCTAAACGATGCTAGAAATTCGTTGTAGAATTTAAGTGTATCGAGGGCTTTATTCCTTTCGACTCGGTACCTTAAAGGACAACAAGCTTGTCCCGAGGCCCCCCGGTTTGTGGTGTTTTACCGGGGGGTCTCCCCTTTAAAAAGATATCCCCCCTGACATTAAATGCGGGGGGATTCTTTATATTGGCTGATCTTATTTTGCGCCTAGCAATTATTACTTATATGGTTTATTTATATGCGCTTTTATAGCCAATAATTCTTTATGCCTTTTTGGTTGGCACAACTTTCTTGACAACTGCTGCTGCTTTAGCAACAACACCTTTCTTAGGTGCTCCATCAAGTACTGCAAACAAGTCGCGGAGATCTTCCAGACCTGCAGTGATAAGGTTCTTCTTAACACCATAGGTAACGTGGAGGTGATTTCCGGTACTTGCGGTTCCGGTTGTTCCAACAAGACCAACGATGGTCTTACCAGCTTCAACCTTGTCGCCCTGCTTTAGGGTTGATGGAACCTGGAAGTGTGCGTACAAGATGAAATGGCCGTCGTAAGTAGACTGAATTAGGTAGTTACCTAAAACCTTAGTCTCGCCAACTTCCATAACGGTTCCACCAGTAATAGCTTTGATCTTGCTACCACCAGGGACTGACCAGTCAACGCCACGGTGTGGGTTGGTTCTGTAGGAGGCAAAGTTCTTAAACTCGTCTCCACGCTTTGCCTTTGGAAAAGGCTCTACATAAATTGCTTCAGGCATTTATTTTCCTTAATTAGTTAGTTATTTTTCTTCTGTGATAGGTCCGCCAACAACCCACGCAGAACAGGTTCTAGAAGCGGCACATTTGAAATCAAATGCTTCGCAATAACCTAGTTCTGCTGTGTCAATAGCATCCCATGCGTTTTGCTGACCAGAATCGCCAGCAGAAATTCCGCCTTCGATACAGTCCAACATCTCTGGTGTACGAATAAACATTACGCAGTTTCCGCACACACTCTTTTTTGCTTCTGTAACATCTACAGACCAACGTTTTGCTTTCTCGGCCCAGAACTCTTCGTTAGGTTCTTTAGGGTTGAGTGGGCCATAACCGGCTGTTTCAATTGCTTTCTCGCGGTTCTGTAGATTGATCGCGATATCCTGAGTTGCTGGTGGACATGAGTCATCATTTAACGCAGCTACAAGAGAAGCAAGTAGTGGATTCAAAGTTGCAGCTTCAGAATGTCTTGGGTGCATCTTTGGAAGTAGATCGTTGTCAGTGGTGTACTTAGGGTTGTTAGGTTTACCGGACTTTACAAGTTTCAAGAATGCGTTGACGCGAGCCATGGCCCATGAGTTTCGGTTCTGGTCTGGTCGGTGGGAAGAAGAGAAAGCACCAGCTCCGCGACGATAAACAGCCTTAAGTTTTCCTAGGGTGACTTTACGACCGTTTGGAGCTTTCTCGTTGTGGTCAGAAACTTTCTTTTCTAGGGCTTTGATAATTGAGTCAGTAAACTCTACGCCTTTTCCTGTGGCAGCTGAGCCCTTCTTGTTTTTGTCAGAACCTTTAATCTGATCTTTCTTAGGGGCTGGTTTAGACCCGGCTGTTGAAAGTAGGGCGGCTGCTTCGTCTGCTGGTACGCAGTTTGGTACCATCTTGCCATCTTTTTCTTTCATACCAACTTGCTTGTAACCTTCCCAGCAAGGGCCATCATTAGCAAGTTCCAGGTCTTCTGGTTTGATTGAAACTAATGATGCTCTAACAGGAGAATCTGATGGGTAGTAAACCTCAGCTGAAATCTGCTTGTTTCCACGAAGCATATTTGATACTGCTCTGTGGTGGCCGTCAACGATCTTCATGCCAGCAGGTGACGCCCAGACCTTAATTGGTTTGTTGGACATTGCTACTTCTTTAGCTCGTTTTAAGTTGACGGTACGTTGAGTTGGAATCAGGTTGCTTATGTAAAGATCTTGAACCGTATCTGGGTCGTTTAAAGACGTAATTGTCTTGATGTAGTCATCTAGTTGACTAGGTGGTTTAGAGAAGTATTCGTTGGTAGAGACGTCAGTGTCTACACCAGCTGGAGCTTTTGACGGGTCAACTGCGCCATCAGGAAGAACCGCAAACCTGCAGTATCCTTCCGGATGGACTTCGAACGCAATGATCGCACACTCCGTGCCACCTTTGTATAAGACGCAGTTGCCACACTTGACACCCATTGGAGCGTAGGGGTTATCCTCAGGGCCGTGATAATCAGCCCAGATACCTGTTTCATCCTCGTTGAACTTGCCATATTTGTTAGCAATCTCAACCAGGGCGGCAGCCAGGTCCTGCTCTTCGGGTACTAAGTTTCCAGTCATGGGTTAATTTTACCGCCCTATGACTTTAGTGATTCTAGCTTTTCTCTAGCATACCTAGATCTATAGCTTGAAATGAAGCCTCGTTGGTATGCTCGGCAGACGTCCATATTGTAAATACGAGGTCTACCTTGAATATAAAGACGCCAGCTTTGAAGTGCCAACTCTATCATTTCTTTGTGAGTAGGCTCAAAGTAATATTTAAGATATTTAAACATTACTCGTCGTCTTTTTCACGACGAATAGGGAATGTCAGTATCCAGATTAGAAGTGTAATTCCGATCAATTTACCAACGATTTCTCTTGCAGAACCTTCTAGAAGCACCCAACCAAGAGCTAGACCTAGTAGAGTCCAAGCTTGGTCGAGTAGGTCCTTGAATAGTTCGCCGAGGAACTTAGTTACCTTCTTCATTATTTATCCTCTTTCTTGCCAGCGAAGTACCCACCAATGATTCCAATGAGCCCAACGAGTGCGTTTTGTACCAGAGCGATTGCTTCTGGGTTTGTTGCTACTGCTTCACCAGTTACCTGCTGGGCAGTTAGCATTGCTACATATTCACCAATTACAACTATGCCGATAAAGACAAGTATGCCTAGGGTGATGATTAACATGAGTTTGTCTCTCATTATTCTTTTTCTTTCTTCTTAGTTGGGATTACTTCGTCTGTGTCTTTTAGTTTGGTGGTCTGGCGGAAAGCAGCGTTGATTTCATCTTTGGTTAGCTTTCCATCTTCTAGGAATGCCAATGAAAGAAGTTCAACGACCTTAGCGACAGCCATGATTCCACCCATGATTGCGCTAAACCAGATGGGAATCTCAACGCCGCTGACGGATCCTGCTACAGAACCGGCACCGATAACTCCTAGTGCAGAGGCTACAAACGTAGCAAGTACACGAAGAATCACATTTCCGAATAGTTTCATTGTTATTTTCTCCTATATGTTGCGCCCGAAGCGGCAGTTGCCATGGCAGCTGTCTGGGCTATCTGTCCGACAACAAGTGTCGTTACAACTAATGTCTGAGCTTTCTTACGCTTCTCTGGTGCAATGTCAGCACCAACGTTGCCAACAATGTTGAATACTGCAATTACTGCGGCGGCTGCCTGTCCAACACCCGGAATATCTGCAAGGGCTGGGTCTATAACAATGTCGTCTTGCTCGGCTGCTAAGTAAAGAGCGTCAAGAGCCTGTTCATACTCTGGGCTACCTTCTTCGGCTGTCTCGAAGGTTTCTAGGGCTGCTTCTACAAGTTGGGTAGCCTGTTCTGGAGTTAGCTCTGTAGGATCAACTTTGTCGAGGTCGACATCCATGAGATCTTCGATAACCGCTGGAATCTCTGCAGAACCTTCAGGTTCAGGTTCAGGTTCAGGTTCAGGTTCAGGGGTGGGAGCTGGTTTGTTGATGAGATCCTGAACTTCTAACAGAGACGTAGAGATTGTTGGATCGACTAATGCGTCTTCGTTTGAAGTTGTAGCTTCTTTTTTTGCAGCTTCTACTAAGCTTTCTGCTTCTGTTTTTGATGCAGTGGCAGATTGTGTTTGGGTATTAGCTGCTTGATACTCTGCAGCTGCTGCATCCTCTGAAACTTTTGATGAAGCTTCGTTTGATGTTGCTTCTAATAAGCTTAGCGAGCTAGCTTCGTATGCCTGTGTTGCTGTTGCTTTGGCTGCATCTTTTGCCTGAAGATCTGACTGAGCTTCGTTGAAAGATGAGTCAGCATTCTGCTTAGCTGTGACGGCTGCGTCGTATGCTGCTTGTGCTTCTTGGAGTGCCGGAAGTAGTGCCGGGTTATGGATCAGTGGTGCTGTTGGAGCTACTTGGTAAGTGATGGTTCCTGTGACGTGCTTGTACCAACCGCCGCAAGGGTCGCCCCAGACTCCGTTGCTGGCAGCAATGGTTACTTGGGTTTTGCCTTGGACATTGGGGTCAATGTTTACGCCACATTGTGGTCGGTCTTTAGCCTCGTAGCGTAAGGAAGATGAAACAAATACTCCGCCTTCTGGAACCGTGAACGTTTGTGAGCCGCCTTCGTTGATTGAAACGTTGATGGTTTCTTCAACAAGTACTGGTTCTGTGGTGTAGTAGGTTTCGTAGCGGTAGATTGTTTCTTCTCTGT